CCGATTCTGCCAAGCAGCTCATCAACGAGGGCAAGATGACCGGCACCATCAAGCAGGATGCCGAGGGCATGGCTTCCACCATTCTGAACCTGGTCAGCAGCGTTCAGGGCGGCGGCGAGCTGATGGACAACACTTCCTCCTTCAACGTGGACGAGGGCGTTGCCAAGATCCGTGTGCCTTACGCTACCTACACCGGCGAATAAGCCAGACCATCGCTTCTCTCGCCCCATTAAACAGTAAGGATAAGCGGGGCTGTCGGTTCGACAGCCCCGCTTTACAATTCAAGCGGTTCCGGTTCGGGCCGCTTTTCAACCCGCAGTGGAACGAACCCCGAGACGGACGGAACGTGCCGTAAGGGGTCTGCCGCGGGAATCACGCAGATAGGAGGTAAACGCAATATGGAGCAGCCGGCATTGCTGGAAATGCGGAATATCACAAAGGAATTCCCTGGTGTCAAGGCGCTGGATGGCGTTTCCCTTACCGTCCGGCCCGGCACCGTCCACGCCCTGATGGGTGAGAACGGCGCAGGAAAGTCCACCCTGATGAAATGTCTGTTCGGCATTTATGCCAAGAATGCAGGTACCATCGTTCTGGACGGTAAGGAAGTTGATTTCAAAAGTTCAAAAGAGGCGCTGGAAAACGGCGTGGCCATGGTCCATCAGGAACTGAACCAGGCCCTGACCCGCAGCGTCATGGATAACCTGTGGCTGGGCCGCTATCCCAAGGTGGCGGGTCTCATGGTCAGCGAGTCTGTCATGCGCAAGCGCACCCGGGAGATCTTTGAGGAGCTGGATGTCCATGTGGACCCCAAGGCCATCATGTCCACCCTGCCCGTTTCCCAGCGGCAGATGGTGGAGATCGCCAAGGCGGTCAGCTACAACGCGAAGATCATCGTATTCGATGAACCTACCTCCTCTCTGACGGAGGCGGAGGTCGAGCACCTGTTCCGCATCATCAATATGCTGAAGGAGCGGGGCTGCGGCATCATTTACATCAGCCACAAGATGGACGAGATCCTCCGCATCAGTGACGAGGTCACCATCATGCGTGACGGTCAGTGGGTGGCAACGCGCCACGCCAAGGACCTGACCATGGAGGAGATCATCAAGCTGATGGTGGGCCGCGAGCTGACCAACCGTTTCCCGCCCAAGGACAATAAGCCCGGCGAGGTGATCCTGGAAGTGGAGCATCTGGCGGGCAAATACACCCGCCTGAAGGACGCCAGCTTCCAGCTGCGCAAGGGTGAGGTGCTGGGTATCGCCGGACTGGACGGCTCCGGACGCACGGAGGTGCTGGAGAATCTGTTCGGCGCCATGACCAAGGAGAGCGGCACCATCCGCCTCCACGGTAAGGAGATCAAGAACAAGACCCCCCGGGAAGCCATTAAAAACGGCTTCGCCCTGCTGACGGAGGAACGCCGGGCCACGGGTATCTTCGGGATCCGTGACATCAAGGAAAACACCGTCATTTCTAACCTGAAAAGCTATCTGGCAGGCGGTTTCTGCCTCAGCGAAAAGAAAATGAAAGAAGATGCCGACTGGGCGATCCAGGCCATGCACATCAAAACGCCCAGTCAATCCACACAGATCCGCTCGCTCTCCGGCGGAAACCAGCAGAAGGTCATCATCGGCCGCTGGCTTCTGACCAAGCCTGAGGTCCTGCTGCTGGACGAGCCGACCCGCGGTATCGACGTGGGCGCGAAATACGAGATCTACCAGCTGATCCTCGACCTTGCCAAGGAGGGGAAGGGTGTCATCATGGTGTCCTCCGAAATGCCGGAGCTGTTGGGCATTTGTGACCGTATTCTGGTCATGTCCGGCGGTGTTCTGGCCGGCGAGGTGGATGCCCGGAACACCAGCCAGGAGGAGATCCTGACGCTGGCAGCCAAATATGTGTAAGGAGGAGCGCACTGTGAATCAAGAAACGAACGTACAGGAAAAGGAAGCCCGTGTCCGGCAGCCGTGGACGGCCCAGCGGGTGGGAGACATCCTTTTAAATAACGCATTGCTCATCATCATGGCCATTGCGGTCGTTTACATCGCCATCAAGAACCCCAACTTCATCAAACCCGCATCCCTCATCAACATCCTCTCCCAGACGGCGGCCTATCTGCCTGCCGCATTGGGCATCGGCGGCTGTATCGTGCTGACCGGTACCGACCTGTCCGCAGGCCGTGCCGTGGGCATCACCGCCTGTATCTCTGCATCTCTGCTGCAGAACGCCGCTAACATGGCCAACAAGATGTGGCCGCAGATCGGTACTCTGCCCATTCCCGTGGTCATTGTGCTTGCCATGCTCATCGGCGCGGCGATCGGCTGCTTCAACGGCTTCTTCGTGGCAAAATTCAAGCTGCATCCCTTCATCGTGACGCTGGGCACCCAGCTGATCCTCTACACCGTGCTGCTTTTGTATGTCCAGCAGGGCAACAACAAGGGCATGGCTATCTCCAACCTTGACCCGTCCTACACCGGCTTTGTCAAGGGCAGCCTGTTCAGCATCGGCGGCACCCCCATCCCCAACTATGTGCTGTTCGCCATTGTGCTGACGGCGGTCATGTGGTTCGTGTGGAACAAGACCACCTTCGGCAAGAATATGTTCGCTCTCGGCTCCAACGAGGAGGCCGCCAGAGTTTCCGGCGTCAATGTGTTCGGCGTGACGGTGGGCGTTTTCGCCCTGGCCGGCGCTATGTATGGTTTTACCGGCTTCATCGAGGGCGCACGTATCGGCTCCAACACGGCCAACACCGGCCTGAACTATGAGTTGGACGCAATCGCGGCCTGCGTCATCGGCGGCGTGTCCTTCGTGGGCGGCATCGGTAAGATCAGAGGTATCGTTATCGGCGTTGTCATGCTGCGGCTGATCTTCGTGGGTCTGACCATGGTGGGTGTGCCGCAGGATCTGCAATACCTCATCAAGGGCGCTATCATCCTGTTTGCCTGCGCACTGGATATGCGGAAATACCTTGTGAAAAAATGATCTGCGACAAAGATGGCCCGCCTTTGCGAGCCATCTTTGCTTTATCTGGAACTTTTTGCGGCGAAACGGCGGCAAAAACCGCCGTTCTTCCTGCAATCCAGCCAATTCACGTTCGGACTACCCCTTGAACTCGAAAAACATGGACATACCGTTTCGCTTCGCTTCACTTCGTGGTATAATAAAAACAGACGAACCCCGAACCCTTGATTTTTCAGGGGTTCGGGGTTTTCTTGTTACTAATGTGTGCATAGTTCAGCGTTCAGCGGCCTAAAATGTTCACAGGTTTGAACCCTATGGAATCAGTTCCACGGTGGCTTTCAGTTCGTCCAAAGTCTTGTGATTATAGACCCGGTTTCCCGTGTCCTTGGACACATGACCCATGAGCAAATCAATACATTTCCGGTTGGCCCCGGCGCTATCCAATTTGGTTTCAAAGGTATGGCGGCATTCGTGCGGGGTATGGTTCAGTTTCAGGGCCTTCATAATATCCGCCCAAAATATCCGGTATTGGGTTTGATTGCAAATCTTCCCGTTGTAGCTGATCAGCCGGGGGCCACCTTCGGCAAGCCGCCGTTCAATCAATGGCCTGATCTTTGGATGGATGGGAACAATGCGGTTCTTACCGGCTTTCGTTTTGGTGCCGCCCTTCATCGTGCCTTCCTTCAAGTCTATATCTTCAGGTTTCAGGTTCAGAAATTCAGAGATACGCCACCCGGAATATAGCAAGATCAAAACCGTATCAACCCAAGGATCAGACTGATGTTCCCATACCGTTTTGATTTCATCGTTGGTGAACGGAAGGCGGCTGGTGGGCGGTATTGGATCAGAAGTCAGAAGTTCGGAGAAGCACCGGTTTATTATATCCATTTCAAGGGCGAACCGATCAAGGTGGCCCCACAGGTTCTTGATGGCCGCTTGGGTGCTATACCCTTTTCCACAACCATCAATGGTTTCTTGCATTTGGTAGGATCGCAGTTGTTTATAAGGCTTGTTCACATACGCTGAACAATGCTTGAACGCTGAACAGAGGGAAGAACGGTTGGATTCCCCCAGCTTCGGGGCCTTCTTTTCTTTCCAGAGGTCAAAAAGCTGTTGAAGGGTGATCTTGGCCCGGTCAACATCCCAAGGATCACGGTTGTATTCAGCAAGCATGATGTTCCCGGCTTCACGGGTTTCAGCATAGCCGATAATGTCATAGATGGGATGGCCTTTGTCATTCCAACCTATGGTTTTCTTCACAATGTATGGGCGGCGGCGTTGGCCTGATAGCTTTGCAACCGTTCCATACCCGTTTGGATTTCGCATTATATCACCTGAACTTTCAAAATTGGGTATGGCAAAGCTAAACCCCATGTGATATAATGTTCAAAGGCGTTTGAAACATTAACTTCAAAAGGGTTTGTTTCGCCTGACCGCTTCCGGTGTGCAAGACCGGGGGCGGTCATTTTTTTTTGTATCTGTTCCGTATCTGTTCCATCAAAAAGCCTTGAACTGTGGAGGTTTTGAGGAACGGAACAGATGGTACAGATGCTATATTACTTCAAAGAATAGAGAAAAAAATATAAAAGAAAAAGAGTATATAGGGAACCGGCGTTTTATCTGTACCATCTGTTCCAAAACCTTGATTTACCTGTGTTTTTAGGCTTCAGGCGGTGGAACAGATGTGGACAGATCAAGTTTGTCAAGTTCACCTTTGACCTGTTCCAGAACTTCAGGATATTCAGAATCAGGGTTCATGGAATATTGATCTTCGTATTCTTTCAGGGTGTTCAGATACCGGTTCCAATGGGTGGCTTTGGCCTTTGCGGTTTTCAATTCATCGATCTTGGCTTTCTGATCGGAATAGGAATCTAACAAAACCCGTTCTTTCTGACTATCAGCCGCCTTGAAGAAAGAAGCTGGAAGATCAGATGTGTAAGGGATGATCCCGGCCTTGGCCGCTTGATCCACCGTCAGGGCTATTTGCATACCATATTCATAGCGGGAAAAGAATGTTTCAAGGTTCTTCGTCTTTTCAAAGATGTTCAAACAATCTTGAACAATCCGCACATGGTTTTTGGCTTCTGCTACGGTGTAGGCCCCCGGCATGGATTTAATAGCCCGTTCCGGGTTCAGATTGGAATGAACCTGAACGGCGGGTTCTGTTTTGGGTGGGGCCTTCTGTTTTGGCTTTCTTTTTCGCAGAAGCAGGAACAGGAAGAACCCCATAATGACATCCATTATGATGAACACGGGGCGGAGTTCTGGCGCTTCCGTAAAAAACATGATTGTGTAGACGATAAACCCGAAACTGAAAAAGAAGATTCCAAAGCCTTTCAAGAACTTCTTCACCGAATCACCTTCTATCTAATATCGCTTTGGAAGGCTACGGCTTTTCCAAGAATTCTGATATGGTTCAGTTCTTCACCGGTATAAATCAAATCTTCATATTTAGAGTTTTCGGCTTTCAGAATCAGCAAGTTCTTTTCAGGATAATAGTTCACCCGCTTCAAAGTAGCTTCATCATCAATGATAACGGCGGCAATTTCACCATCATCAACCATATCCTGTTGCTGGATGAACACAATATCACCATCATAGATTCTGGCCCCAATCATGGAATCACCCCTTGCCCGTAAGCAAAAGTCAGCCTGAATACCGGCCCCAGCTTCCACATATAGTTCCTTTTCTTCATTGGCAACAATGGGTTTGCCACAAGCAATATCCCCCAACAGCGGGAAACGCTTGGTTTCAATGGGAAAAAGATTATCAAAGAACTTCAGTTTTTCAGCGTCAAGTTTCTGATTTGGTTCATTCCATCCCATGATATAGGCCGGTGTAGTATCTAATGCGTCAGCAATAGCCTTGATTTTAGATTGAGTAAGGTTACGCTGATCAAGTTCAATCTTATTTATTGAAGAACGGGATTTGTACCCTAATCTTTTACCAAGTTCATCTTGGGATAAACCAAGTTCTTCCCGGCGATTGCGAATTCTGCTTCCTATTGTGGACAAGTGAATGACCCCCTTTCTGTTACTAATTATACGGCGCTGTTGGCGGCTTGTCAACATATTTTTAGCTTTTTCAAAAAAGGTGTTGACATTCTTCCTACATCGTGGTAGTATGTGAGTGTAGACAAGATGCCTACCGATTTTGAAGAAAGGGGTGATTGCCGTATGACCAACACAGAGCTGTTGCGTGAGAAGATCGACCAGTCCGGTTATAAACTTCGGTTTATTGCCAAGAAGATTGGAATTACCTATCAGGGCCTTTTGAATAAGATCAATAACCGTAGTGAATTTCGGGCCAATGAGATTCAGGCTTTGTATGATCTTCTTGGCCTGACGGAAGAAGAACGAGTGGCGATTTTTTTTGCCTGTTAAGTAGGCAAAAAGTCTACAAATGGAGTAAGAACTATGAATGAAGTCAGTTTGAAACCGGTCATTGATGAACTTGAAACCTTGTTTTCAAAGTTCAACAAAGCCTTCTTTGAAGGGAAGCTGGAAAAGCCTGTGATCACCGTTTCCCCGGATCATACCCGTGGGGCCTATGGGTGGTGTACCGGTTGGAAGGCGTGGCAAGACGGCACCAAGGAAGGCGGCTATTACGAAATCAACCTGTGTGCCGAATACCTGAACCGCCCCTTTGAAGAAACCTGTGGAACCTTGCTTCACGAAATGGTTCACCTTCAGAACCTTCAGGACAATGTTCAGGACACTTCCCGTTCTGGTTCCTACCACAACCGGAAGTTCAAAGAAACCGCTGAAGCCCACGGCCTGACCGTGGAGAAAGGCGAAAAGTACGGATGGCACAAAACCGCCCTGAACCCGCAAGCTGAAGCCTTCGTGAAATCCCTTGGCAAATCCGGGTTCTGTCTGGTTCGACCCCGTACCAATCCGCTGAAGGGTTCCCGGAAGGGGGGGGGATCAAGTTCCCGTAAGTATGTTTGCCCCTGTTGCGGAACCATCATCCGGGCCACCAAGGAAGTTCATGTTCTCTGTGGGGAATGTGAAGTGGCCTTTGAAGAACAGGAGTGATAACCAATGAAGTTGATTGAATGTAAGGATTGGAAGGCCGTTCACCTTCAGGATCGAACCATTTTGAGAAGTGACCGGAACCTTTACCCCGAATCCGTCTGGTGGGGGCTGATTCGTATGGTGGAAGTGGAACCGATGGCTGAACCCGGCCACTACAAAGCTATTTGAAAGGAGTACGCACAATGACCACCTTTGCAGAGCGTTTGAAGAACGCCATGGAACAGGCCAATATGAGCCAATCCGCCCTGTCTGAACAGGCCGGGGCTTCCAAGGCCGCTATCAGCCAATACCTTTCCGGGAAGAACACCCCCGGCCCTGACCGTATCAAGGCCCTTGCCGATGCAACTGGCGTTTCCTTTGATTACCTGATGGGTTATGGAGCCGCCCCGGTTGCGGAACCGCCCATCAAGAAAATCAGCGTGAAGGAAGCCGCCCGGTGCATGGGCAAATCTGATCAGTTTGTCAGAATCGGCCTTCAGCGTGGCCTTCTTCCCTTCGGGAACGCTGTTCCCGGAACCGGCGCTTGCTGGAATTACTACATCAACCCCACCAAGTTCCGTGATTATGTGGGCGCCGATCAGTTCAATTCCTTCTTCGGCCTTACGGCCTGAAAGGGGAACACCGATGGATAACACCCGTGATGAACTGTTGGATTTGATCAGGAACGCCACCAACATTGATATGATTTGCTTCTTCGCCATTATCTATGTGGTTGCGCCCGATTCCCCCCCCTACACGCCTATCGCCACCCGTGGCGAACTGAAGAAGGCAATTAAGCAGTTGCGGAGCGCCCAGCATAGCCCGGATTGCCCCGCTGAAATGTCTGAAGGCTTTGAAACGGCGATTCAGTACATCCGCCGTGAATGGCTTCACCAATGAAAGGATGGTTTATATGCTTCAGATTGGAATGATCGTTAAAATCTTGCCCGATGCGGAATACAGCGGCAAGTTCACCGGCTACATCGGCAAGGTGAAGAATTACTTTTCGCAGAACAAGAAGGTTGGCGTGGAACTTTTTCAGCAGACGAATGACGCAAGTTCCAAGGGCCTGTTTTGGTTCTCTGAATCCAAGGTGGTTGCGGCGGGTAGTCTGCCTGATGTCATGATGGAATATATCAAGCCCGATCTTAACGCCACCTTTGGCGTTGCAAATCACATCCGCCGTTCCCGTCAGACCAGCCTTCCGCAGATCAAAAAGGTCATTTATAGCGGCCCCAAGACAATCATTCTGTGGGCCGACAACACCAAAACCATTGTTTCTTGTGGGGAAGCGGATTCCTATGACTACTATTCCGGTTTCTGTGCCGCTGTGGTCAAGAAACTGTTCGGTTCCACCACCCACGCCAAAAAGGTTTTGGGTGATTCCATTCAGATCAATGATTAACCTGTTCCAGCATCAACAACAGGCCCTTGATGAAACCGAGGGAAAAAACCGGGTGGCCTATTACCTTGATATGGGCCTTGGGAAAACCTTTGTTGGTTCCGAAAAAGCCCTGAAGTTGAACAGCCGTGTAAATCTTCTGGTGTGTCAATGTTCAAAGGTTCAAGACTGGATTGAACACATGACGGAAAATTACGCCATGAACCATTGTTGGATGATTTATGACATGACCAAGAAAAATGAATTTGATTGGTTCATGAAGGCCGCAATGGAAGTTGATGACCCGGATCGGATTTGTGGCGTGATTAACTACGAACTGACTTTCAGGCGGAATGTGCTGAAAACCCTGACCGGCTTCACGCTGATGTTGGATGAAAGTTCCCTGATCCAGAACGAGAACGCCAAACGGTCAAAGTTCATTCTTGGGCTGAAACCGGATAATGTGATCCTTCTGTCAGGCACCCCCACGGGCGGCAAGTATGAAAACCTGTGGAGCCAATGCCAACTGTTGGGGTGGAAGATTTCAAAAGAACTGTTCTGGAAGCAGTACATTCAAACGGAATGGGTTGAAACCGATGGATTTTGGCGGCAACAGATTACCGGCTATAAGAATGTTGACCGGCTGAAGATGAAGCTGGCCGAACATGGGGCCGTTTTCATGACTACCGAACAGGCCGGGATCAGCCTTCCAAAACGGAACTGGATTAAGGTCAAAACCCGCCCTTCACCCCTTTATTGGAAGTTCTGGAATGATCGTTATGTTGCGATTGACAGCGCCAACCTTGGTGAATTTGAACTGGATGCGGATTTCTACGGTTCCAATGCCCATTGTGAACGGGAATTGATCGGTGATACCAGTTTGACCCGCCGCCTTTACGCCCGTCAGCTTTGCGGCCTATATAACCCGGCCCGTTATGAAGCCTTCCGGGATTTGGTGAACAGTACGGAAGATCGCTTGATCGTGTTCTATAACTTCACGGAAGAAATGGAACGCCTGAAGGGGATTGCCAAGGGCCTGAACCGGCCTGTGTCTGTTCTTTCCGGTGAAGAAAAGAACTTGGATGCTTACCGCTACCAGCATAACAGCATTACCTTCATTCAGTATCAGGCCGGTGCAATGGGAGGCAACTTTCAGCTTGCCAACAAAATTATTTACTTCAGCCTTCCCCAAGGTTCGGAATTGTGGGAGCAATCCCAAAAGCGTATTCACCGCCTTGGGCAAGAACGGCCCTGTTTCTATTACCTGATGATCTGTCCGGGAACGGTTGAAGAAGATATTCTTTCCACTTTGGAAATGAGAAAGGACTATACCGATGAACTATTCAGAAAGTATGAGCAAGCGGCAACAGCGCCGCAAAGCCCTTAACCAGCGGTTCAGGCGGATGTTCCTTGTGGCCCTTCTGATGGGCCTTGCAATGGGGTTTATATTTGGGCGCTGTTCTGCTGTCAACAGCAAGGCCCCGGATGCCCCCATTGAACCGGATCAGCTTACCGCCGTGGCCCCGGATGTGACCTTGGAGCCGGTGGAAACTCCGCTGGTGGAAGAACCCGCCGAACCTGAACCGGTGCTGTTGGGCAGTTTCAGAATTACCGCCTATTGTTCCTGTGAAAAGTGTTGCGGCGAATGGGCCAAGAACCGGCCCAACGGTATTGTGTATGGTGCCGCTGGTGTGGAACTGAAAGCCGGTGTTTCCTGTGCTTCCCCGCTTCCCTTGGGAACCGTGGTGGAAGTGGAAGGCTTGGGTGAATACATCGTTCAGGATCGCCCCGCCCAATGGGTGATTGACAAATACGGTGAAAACCAGATCGACATTTATTTTGACAACCATGAAGCCGCTTCCGCCTTCGGCCTGAAGCAGTTGAATGTTTATCTGAAAGGAGAACCCGAAAAATGATCAAATGTGAAAATGCTTGCCCTCGTGGAAAATTTGATGGGTGTTGCCACAAATGCCCGGATTTCCACACTTGTCCTGATTCCTGTCAGGAAAACCCGAACGCCTGTGGTTCGGCCACCTTCGATGAAGAAACGGCCCTTCAGGAGTTCAAGAACACCCAGCTTGCCACCCTGAACGCCATTGCTTCCCTGACCGCCCACAAGAAGGCTATTGAGGACCAGGAAAAGGAAATGAAGGCCAAGCTGTATGAAGCAATGGTGAAGTTCGGCGTGGATAAGTTTGAATCCGATGTTCTGAACCTTACCCTTGTAAAGCCCACCAATGCCACCAGCATTGATTCCGCCAAGCTGAAGAAGAAATACCCGGACATTGCTTCCGAGTGTTCCAAGACCACCGCCAAGGCCGGTTATGTGAAGATCACCCTGAAGGAAGGTGGGCAGTAATGACCGTTGAACAGATTGAACTTCGGAAGATTTTAACCCAAATGTTGGCGGATAACGGGATCAACCGTGAAACCATCAAAGGCTTTGTGGAAGAAATTGTTTCTGAAAAAGTTGATCGGGCGATTGACCGGATTATTCATGAAACCAACATGGATTCCCTTGTGAGAACAACGATTCAGAACACTATCAACCGCACCATTTCTGATGAAGTGAGCTGGAATGTTCGCCGGGTGCTTGGAAGGGTTTCAATTTCCATTGAAACCCACGGGAACTTCAGGGGTGAAGCCGATGGAAAAGCAGATTGATATTTGTGCCACCTGTGTTCACGATGAACCCGGTTATTGTTCCGTCATTGGCACCATTCCCCATTGCTGTTCCCGCCATTGGCATTGCGAACCGGGAAAAGCCGCAAAGGACTATGTTCCCAAACAGGAAGAAGGTGAAGCTGATGGCAAGGGATGAAGTATGGGATGCCCTGAAGAATCATGCCAAACAGGTTCATTCAGAACGGGTTGCAAAGAACCCCGACCGGATCGCCTATGCCATTCAGCAGTTTGAAGCCCACGGCATTGAATACCAACTGAAGAATGAGCAAACCGGACATTTCCATTGTTGGCGGAAGTCTGATGATAAACTGTTCCAATTCTACGCTGGAACGGGTAAAATTCAGGGCTTCACCCAAGTCAGAGGTATTCACAGCCTGATTCAGATGTTGGAGGGGTGAGCCGATGGCCGGTGAAAAGAACTTTGAAAACCGCCTGAAGGACTGGTTGGAATCTGAAGGCATTTACCCATTGGGCCACCCTGAAGATAAAATGACCGTTCCGCCTTGTGGCTTCTATGAAAAGCGTTGGGGTGGAAGCCGGTATGTGAAAAGCGGCCTTCCCGATATGCGGATCACCGTGAAGGGCATTGCCCTTGAAGTAGAGCTGAAGGCCACCAACGGAACCCCGTCAGAACTTCAGAAACGGAACCTGAAGCAAATCAACGGTTCCAATGGGTTTGGGTTCATCCTTTACCCGGAAGGCTTTGAAGCCTTCAAGACTATTGTGAAAGGGGTGAAACAATGCGAGTTTCCCACAGCCGGGTTGAAGTCTTTGATAGATGCCCATACAAATACCGCTTGCGATATGTGGAAGGGATAGACACGATCCCGAACACGGATGCAGACAACGCCCTGATCCTTGGCACCGCCCTTCACACCGGCATTGAAGAAGGGGTTGAACAAGCCCTTGACTTCTACAAGAACAGCTTCCCGGTTCTGACGGATGATCACATTCATGAAATGATGAAGCTGGAAGCCATGATCCCCAAGGCAAAGGCCATGTTGCCACCGGGCGGAACCTTTGAACTTCCAATCGGGAACGCTGATTTCATCGGCTTTATGGATTATCTGTGGCCCGCTGGATGGATGAACACAAGGCACCCTTCCAACTATTGGGGTGAAGATGTTCAGGTGTTTGATCTGTACGACTTCAAATATTCCAACAATGCCAAAAGCTACGCCGTTTCCGGTCAGTTGCATGAATACAAGTATTGGTATGAACTGACCCACCCCGGCCACCGGATCAGGAATATGTATTTCCTGATTGTTCCCAAGCCCAAGATCAGGCAGAAAAGCACCGAAACCCTTTCCCAATTCCGTGACCGCTTGCAAGCGGCCTTGAAAGATGCTGAACCAACGCTGATGCCGGTTCAGTACAACCCCATGAAGATTGTGGACTTCCTGACCGATGTGAAGCACATGGTTGAAGCCACAGACTTTCCCAAGAACCCAAACCATTTTTGTGGATGGTGTGAGTATGAAGAATATTGTCAGAAAGGATGGGATTATATGTTACTTCCCAAGAATGAACGCCGTGATCTGAACGCCACCAAGAAGAAGGTTGTGTGGCTTTACGGCGCACCCTTCAGCGGCAAAACCTTCTTTGCCAATCAGTTCCCCGATCCCCTGATGTTGAACACGGATGGCAACATCAAGTTTGTGGATGCCCCCTATATCGCCATTCGTGACACCGTAACGGTGGAAGGCCGTATCACCAAGCGCCGTTTGGCCTATGAAGTGTTCATGGATGCCGTGGCCGAACTGGAAAAGAAACAGAACGATTTCCGAACCATCGTGGTTGACCTTCTGGAAGATGTTTATGAATCGTGCCGGGTTTACATCTGTGACCGTCAGGGCTGGAAGCATGAATCTGATGATTCCTTCCGTGCATGGGATATGGTCAGAAGCGAGTTCCTGAACACCCTGAAGCGGCTGGTAAATCTGGACTATGAAAACATCATCCTGATCAGCCATGAGGACAGAAGCCGTGACCTGACCCGCAAGGGCGGTGATAAGATCAGTTCCATCAAGCCGAACCTTCAGGATAAGGTGGCAAACAAGGTGGCCGGTATGGTTGATCTGGTGGCCCGTATCGTGGCGGACGATGATGAACGGGTGCTGTCTTTCAAGACTTCTGAAGTGATCTTCGGCGGTGGCCGTTTGACCGTCCGTGATAAGGAAATCCCGCTGACCTATGACGCTTTCTGTGAAGTCTATGAGGAAGCCAACCAGAAGGCCGCAGGAGCCGTGAAGCGTGGCGGCAATGCCCCGGCTACCCCCGCACCTGAAACCACCGACACGCCCACCACAGCGCCCAGCAGAAGGGGCAGAAAGGCCAAGACTGTAACCCCGCCCCCGGCTGGTAACTATGATCCGGCTGAAGATGCGGCAAAGGCGGCTTGTGGTGATCCTGATGGAACTTGGACACCGGGCGGCGGTGAAAAGGATGATTCTGTTCCTGTTGCTGAACCGGCCACCGGTGACACCCCGCCTTGGAACGATCTTCCCAAATGCCCGGACGGTGAACGCATTTTCAGACAGCACGATCAGAACCCGGAAATCCCCCTTTGTCCGTCCATTGACGCTGGCCACCGTTGCCACAAGGAAGGCGGCCCCGATGGTTGCCCCCTGTGGGATCGCCCCAAGGCACAGGCAGAGGAACCCGCACCCAAGACGGATGCTAACCCGCCCCGCCGTACCCGGAAGAAGCGTGAAGAATAATGGCTGATGTGCTGATGATTGCCGGGAAGCCTGAAACCATTTTCAAGGCCCGTGATTTTGAATATCTGGTTGAAAAGCACATGGGCTATGAAGCGGCCAAGTATTTCCGGGAATACGCTGAAAAGGCTGATGAAGAAGTCAGATCGGCCAAGGCCGGTGAGAACACAGACCTTGCTTCCTATGAAGCTGACCTTGAAAGCAATCACAGAGCCTTTCAGGACATTCAGACGGAAGCCGCAGTTATCACGGGTGTTCTTCAAGAAAAACGGATAAACCGTGAGAAGATCGCCCATGCAGTCAGGGAAATTGGAAAGATAATTTCCAACCAAATATAAGGAGGAACCCAAAATGAAAAACGATGCCCTGAACCATTTCAAAGAGGAAATGAACAAGCGTGGCCTGTTCCGCAAGATTCAGGTGTGCGCCAACCTGATCCCCCCCCGCCCGGTGCTGATGGTGAAGCCCTGATCGAACTTCATCGTTCCGCCGCCAAGATCGCCATTCGGAATTACGCTGAACATCATGAAGATTTTTGTGATGTGATGGCGGATGCGGCCCTTGATCATCTGCTGAACACTGTTCTTCCTGATGATCTGTTCATTCCTGATGGTGGTTTTTCCCCTACGAAAGAAGAAGTTGACAACATGAACAGGGCCAAGGAAACGGCTGACAAAGCGGCCAAGGTGCTTGATACCCTGTTTGGTGGGTTGGCTGATCTTCTGAAAACCATTTAATAAATACATTTTTTGGAGGTAAAAAACTATGGCTATTGATTTTGACAAGATTGATCGTTCTGTTGATCTGAAGGGCCTTCAGGCTGATGTGGAGGATGCCAAGAAGAACGGCGGCGGTGATTTCCCCACCATCCCCGCTGGCAAGTATGAAGTGAAGCTGGAAAGCATGGAGATCAAAGGCACCAAGGCCGATCCCAACCGCCCCATGCTGGCCGTGTCCTTCAAAATCCTGTCCGGTGAGTTCAAGAACCAGCGCCTTTTCATGAACCGTGTCCTTTACGGCACCAAGAATGACAAGAACATGATCGCTTCTGCTATGGGCTTCCTTGAAAAGCTGGATTCCGGTGTTCCTGTCAGCTTCACCAGCTACAAGCAGTTTGCCCAGCTTGTTCTTGATGTGGCGGAAGCTATTGATGGAACTTTGGAATATGCGGTGGACTACGATGATTCCCGCTTCAATTCCATCACCGTTGAAGAAGTTTTCGAGGTTGAAAACTGACCCAAAATTTTTTACAATGATTGTAGGCAAATAGTCTACCAAAAAGCAACTGCTGTCTACTTGAAAGTTCACTTTCAAGCCGGGGCGAAAGCCCCGGAATGGCCCCAAGTGAAAGCCTTCCCGTGGCGGGGCTGATAAGGCGGAAACGCTGACCGATTTCACAAAAGCTGAAAGGATGTGAGTTGATGATCTTCTATGATTTTGAGGTTTTCCGGTATGACTGGCTGGTTGTCCTGATCGACCTGAACGCCCGAAAAGAAACCGTGATTATCAACGATCCCGACAAGCTGAAACGCTTCTATGAGGAACACAAGGGTGTGATTTGGGCCGGTTACAATTCCCGGAACTATGATCAGTACATCCTGAAGGCCATTCTGTGTGGGTTTGATCCAAAGCCTGTGAATGA